TCGGGCGAGCAGGTCGGGGGCGCGACGCGCCTGCCCGGCCCGGTCGTGCGCGTCGCTTCGGGAGTCGACTCCGCAGAACTCGTGGGCGCGCCCGGCTGGCTCCAAACCTACATCGTCACGGCGCTCGGTATCGCCTCGGGCGAGGACTGCGGGCTGGTCACGGTCCTGCCCGGCGGGGTCACGCGCATCGTCACCGGCATCGCCTCGGCCGAGAGCATCGGGTCAGCCTTCGCGTGGAGCGACCTTCAGACCGTGCTTGCCCTCGGCGTCGCCTCGGGCGAGCTGGTCGGCAAGCCGTGGATTCTCTTCCATTCGGGTATCGAGGTCGGCGAGCCCGGCAAGAAGCAGCGGGCTACCCGAACCGGCCGCTGGAAGGTATCGTCTGAGCCGACGGCACCGCGTTCGCGCGGCCGCAACTCGACCGGGAGGACGAGATGAGCCTGCTCAAGATGAGCGCCGCGAGCACCGACTTCGTCGAGGTCGAGGTCACGTCGTCCGAGAACCCGGTGGCGCAGCCGGTTTCGTTCGCCTTCGTGCTCACGCACGAGGAGGTCGACGACGCGACGTGGACACCGGGGTCGTGGTACACCGACGCCAACGGCGTCTTCTGGGCGCGCTGCCTCGTCGGCCCCGAGGGCATGGTGACGCTGGAGCGTGACCTCTACCTGATGTACGTCAAGTGGGAGATGGGCAGCCAGAAGCCCGCCTCCTGCGCGGGCACGCTGGAGGTGTTCTGATGACCGCCGCCGAGATGAAGCGCCTTCGTCGCCTCGTCGCCGAGCCGACCTTGGAAAGCTATGACGACGATGCCCTCACGGCCTGCTTCGAGACCTTCCCGCTGGACGACGCCGATGGGCACCGGCCGAGCGACGCCGACTGGACGCCGACCTATGACCTCTACCGCGCCGCCGCCTCGGTTTGGGATGAGAAGGCGGCGAACGAGGCCAACAGTTATGACTTCAGCCAAGGCTCGGCGGGGAACGCGACCTACAAGCGCAGTCAGCTCTACACGCAGGCGAAGGGCATGGCGCGCTACCTCCGTTCGCTCGGCCCGGTGACGAGCACAGAGCTGGTCATCGACCGCGACGACGAGGAGGCGTTGAAGTCAAAGTGGGGCGGCTACCCGGCCCTGCTCATCGACCCCGACCCGTCGCACGGGGGGCTCTTCCAAGGCGAGTTTCGCGAGGAGGAAGGCGACTTCTGATGAGCGAGTTCCCGCAGCCCGGCGAGCTGGAGCAGATGGCCGCGACGGTCGCGCCCCCGTGGACCGACCGCTGCATCATCCTCACCTACGGCGAGTCGGTCGACGTCGACGGTGCGCCGCTCACGGTCTACTCGGAGGGCGATGAAATCCCCTGCGTGTGGGAGCCCTCGACGCGGGCCACGGGCGAGGACGTAAAGGACCGCTACACGGTCAGCACGAGCGAGTGGAAAGTCACCGTCGCCGCCGACGTAGAGGTCACGCGGCGCGACATGGTGAAGCTCACGGCGCGCTTCGGCAGCGTCCTCCCCGTACCCCCGGTGGGCGCGGTCTACGGCGACCCGGTGCCCGACATCGGCTGCCAGCAGGTCATCGTGCGCGAGGTCACGCAGTAGTGGCTCACATCGACATTCTCGGCGCGGAGATGCTGAAGGCTCAGCTCATGGGCCTGACGAGCGCGATGGAAAGCGAACGCTCGTCGGCCGCCCTCGCCGCCTGCCACGTCTTCGAGCGCCGGGCGAAGTGGTACGCGAGCGGGCATGGCGGGGGGCCGGGGCGCGTGACCGGCAACCTCAACAACTCCATCCAAAGTCGCAAGACCGCCGCCGACGAGGCACAGTGCGCGCCGAGCATGGACTACGCCGCCTTCGTCGAGTACGGCACGAGCCGCATGCACGCCTTCCCCTACATGCGGCCCGCGTGGGAGAGCGGCAAGGAAGAGGCCGAGATGGTTCTGAAGGAGCGCCTCGGAGCGGTCGTCAGCCTGCGCGCCGTCGCGAGCGCGCAGATGGGCGCGAGCTTCGAGACCTCGGGCTATGAGACCTATGACAAGGCGCTACCGGAGGACTGATGCCGACCCCGAGCGAAGACCTCTTCAACAATCTCTACAACGGCGGCACGAGCCCTCTGGCGCTGGCCGTCGACGGGCGCATCTATCCGGTGCGCCTGCCGCAAGCCGAGCCGTCGGCCCCGAGGGCGCGTATCCCCTGCGTCGTCTACCGGCGCGTGTTCACCGACCCGCAGGCGCAGAGCCACGCAGGCTGGGGCGGCCTGATGAAGTGCCGCTGGCAGTTCGATTGTTGGGCCCTGACGCACTACGATGCAGAGGCCGTCGCCGATACCCTGCGGGCGGCGCTGGTAGCCGCTCCACTGGCGGCGCAACAGGTGTCGGTGATGGACGCCGATGCAGGCGGCGACGAGAGCCTGTATCGGGTCATCGTCGAGGCTTACACATGGTTCGACGAGGAGGCTTGATGACGGAGGCCAAGGTCACGGTCAAGATGACCGCGAAGACGGTCGGCTGGCGGGTAACGCGCTGGGGCGTGCATCCTCACTACGCCTGCAAGCGTTGTCACTACGCGACCCACGACCTGAAGGCGATGAGGAAGCACGCCAGAGACCAACACCCGAAGGAGGACTAGCATGACCATCGCGACCAAGTCACACGGCACCATCCTCGCCATCGACGGCTTCGGCACCATCGCCGAGGTCGGCGACATCAAGGGCCCCGAGCTGTCGCGCGACGACATCGACGCGACCACGCACGACAGCCCGAACGACTTCGAGGAGACCATCTCCGGTCTGAAGAAGTCGGGCAACGTCACCTTCAAGGTGAACTGGAATCCGAGCGACCCGACGCACGCGGGCACCGGCAGCCTGTGGGACTTGTACGATACGGGCGTCGAGACCGCCTTCACCATCACGACCCCGCGCGGCGACGTGGTCAGCTTCAACGCCTCGGTGGCGGGCATCGGCCCCGACTTCCCCGTCAACGGGCTCATCGCCGCCGACATCACCCTCAAGGTCACGGGCGAGGTCATCCTGACCGTTGCCTGACCTGACAACGCGACCGGGCGAGAGGCCCGGCAAGGAGGTCGAGATGACCGACGCAAAGAAGGCCACCGAGCTGCTTCAGCAGGTCGGCAAGGGGACGGTCGAGGAGCGCGCTCAGACGCTCGTCGACCTGACCACCGTGCTGAGCCGCGACGACATCCTCGGCGCACCGGAGCTGCCGCTCGTCGAGGTCGAGATACCCGAGTGGGGCGGCACGGTCTGGGTGAAGCCGATGACGGCGGCCGGGCGAGATGCTTTCGAGGCCAGCGTCGCCGACGACAACGGTAAGGTCGACAAGCGCAACTTCCGCGCCAAGCTGGTCGTGCGCTGCATCGTTGACCCGAAGACCGGCGTGCGCCTCTTCCAAGACGCCGACGCCAAGGCCCTCGGGGCGAAGAGCGCCATGCCCATCGACCGCATCTTCGAGGCTTCGGCGAAGGCGAGCGGGCTCACGCCCGAGGACGTGGCAGGGCTGGAGGGAAACTCCGACGGCCGGGACGGCGATTCCTCTTCCGACTAGCTCTCGCGCTGGGGATGACGGTCGCCGAACTCGGCCAACGGATGAGCAGCGAGGAGGTCAGCGAATGGCGCGCCTACGAGGCTATGGAGCCGTTCGGCGAGCGGCGCGCCGACTACCGCACCGCCTCGGTCTGTCAGGTCGTCGCCCTCTCTGCCGGTGCGAAGAACGTCAAGCTGGAGGACTTCCTCTTGACTCGCGACGACGCCGAAGCGACGAACGCCGAGCCCGACATCGTCGGACTCGCCCATGCCTTAGGCGCGAAGGTGGTGCCGCGTGAACCTGAGTGACCTCGTCATCGTCGTGCGGGCGTCGACGCGCGACTTCACGGCGGGCATGGCGAAGACCCGCGCTGAAATCGCCAAGACGCAGACGACGGCGCAGCGCCTCAACAACATCGGCGGGGCGAGTATGGCCGTGGGCAAGAAGCTCACGAAGGGCATCACCCTGCCCGTCGTCGCCATCGGCGCGGCGAGCGTCGTGATGGCGGCGCGCTTCGAGGGCAACATGACGCTCATCCAGACGCAGGCGGGCGGCACCGCCGCCGACGTCGAGGAGCTGAGCACCGCCATCCTCAAGATGAGCCATACGGCGGGCGTCCAGCACGGGCCCGAAGAACTGGCGCGGGGCCTCTACCACCTCAAGTCCGTCGGCATGGACAACACGCAGGCGATGGCCGCCCTGACGGCCTCCGAGCACCTCGCCTCGGTCGGGCACGCCGACCTCGAAGCCTCGACCAACGCCGTCGCGGGCGCGTGGAAGAGCGGCATCAAGGGCGCGGAGGACTTCAACAGCGCAGCGGCGGTCGTCAACGCCACCATCGGCGCGGGCAACCTTCGCATGGAAGACCTCGTGAGCGCCATGGGCACGGGCGTCCTCGTCAACGCGCAGCAGGCCGGGGCGAGCTTCCAAGACGTCGGGGCCGCGCTCGCGACCATGACCAGCCGGGGCATCCCGGCGGTGCGCGCGGCGACCGCTATCAAGATGGCGTTCGCTGGCATCGTCAACCCGTCGGGGACGGCGACAAAGGCGATGGACAAGATTGGCCTGAAGCAGCTCGACCTCGCGAAAGCGATGCAGACCGGCGGCCTGCCCGCCGCGATGGAGCTGCTCAACTCGAAGCTGAAGGGTCTGGACAAGGTCCACAAGACGCAGATTCTCGGGCAGATGTTCGGGGCCAAGTCGAGTCAGGCCATCCTCACCCTCATCGGCAACATGGAGGACTACCGCCGCGTGCAGAAGCAGGTCGCCGACAACGCCACCGACGCGAAGTTCAAGGAGGCCATCGCAGCGCAGGCGCAGGATGCGAGCGCCATGTGGGCGCACCTCAAGACGACCCTCGGGGGCTCGCTCATCGAGTTCGGCAACATCCTCCTACCGACCGTCGTCAAGGTCGGCGACGCCATCGGCAAGGTCGCCGAGTGGATGGGCAAGCTCTCGCCCGAGGGTAAGAAGACGGTCGCCATCATCGCTCTCATCGCCGCCGCCGCCGGGCCTCTGCTCTTCGTCTTCGGCTCCATGGCGAAGAGCGTCGGCTCCATCATCAACGTCTTCAGCGCCTTCGGCCCCGCCGCCTCGAAGGCGGCGGGCGGGGCGCGGCTGCTCAACGTCGCCTTCCTCACGAGCCCGGTCTTCCTCGTCATCGCGGGCATCGCCGCCCTCGTCATCACCTTCGTCATCCTCTGGAAGAAGTGCGAGTGGTTCCGAAACTTCTGGAAGGGACTCTGGAGGCACATCGTCGACATCGCGAAATCGGTCTGGACGGCCATCAGGCCCAGCGTGATGAAGGTGTGGCAGGCGCTCAAGGACGCATGGGACAAGGTCTGGACGACGACGAAGCAGGTCTGGGCCTACATCAAGCCTTACGTCGTCACCGTCCTGAAGGCCCTCTGGGCCGCCGTGAAGGTCTATTTCAAGGTCATCGTCGAGGTCGTCAAGGTCGCGTGGAAGCTGCTCGTCATCCACGCCAAGGTCGCGTGGAAGGCGCTCACCATCTACATCAGGGTCGTCGTCGCCGTCATCAAGGGCATCATCACGGGTATCCGCGTCGCCGTCTTCGTCGTGCGCGGCGTCTGGCACGCCATCGTCACCGTGACGCGCGCCGTCTGGAACGTCGTCGCCGGGGTCGTGCGGCGCTACGTCCACGCCGTCGTCGTCGCGGCCCGCGTCGTCCACCGGGTCTACACGGCGGTCGCGAGGGCGTGGGGTCTGGTGCGCCAA